TGCCCTCGCCCATCGTCTGCAGCCAGCTGTTGAACTTCGTCTCGTTGATGTTCGCCGTCTGACCCGTGCGCTGAAGCGCGGCGTCGAACGCGCTGACGGAGCGGTGCGCGTCCTCGGCCGCGTGGATCGCCGAGCTCCCGAAGTCGAGCAGCTTCTTGGCGGCGAAGATCCCGCCGCCGAAGACGGCGAGCTTGCCGACCGTGCTCGACATGATGCCGCCGAGGCGCGACGTCGACTTGCCCGTGTTCGTCATCGTCGAGTCGAGCCGGCGGCCCGCGCCGCTGACCTTGGTGATGGTGCTGCTTGCCTGGTCTCGCGCTCGGACCAGGATGTCAAGCGTGGAGGTCATCCGTCTGCCTTCTCCTTCTGCGCTTGAATACCGCGCATGACTGCGATCATGTCCTCCGCACTCTGCTCCGCCGCTTCCGTCGGCGCCTCGCTATCCCACTTCGGCATGAGGTCTCCGGGCTTCACGTCCTTCGCGCCGGCCGCCTTGAGCGCGGCCCACGCGGTGACGGCCGCCGCGGAGTCGACCCGCTCGTGGATCGTCAGCGGTCCGAAGATCCGCTCGAACGCGGCCCACTCGAACAGCTCGCGCGCCTCGATCCGGTCCTCGAGCTCAGAAGCAGGAATGCCCAGCGCGAGACTCAGCTTGTAGAGCTGGAATCGGGCTGGGCGTTGGCGAAAGACGCAGCCGCCGCCTCAAGCTCGTCGTTCGACAAGCCGTTGACGCGGATGCACTCCAGGAATACGCGGGTGAGGGACTCGACGTCGGCGCGCTGAAGCGCCTCGACATCGGCGGTCGTGAAGAGCGGCCCGCCGTCCTCGTCGACCAGGCATGCGGCGACGAGCCGCGCGAACATGCCGGCGTCGCGGATGTTGTCCGTCAAGCCGGTCGCCTCGACCTCCTTGGGCGAGAGCCGGCGGACGAGAACGTCGCCGCCCCACTCGGGAACCGGGAACGTCGTGGCCTCGGACGCGCGCCGCTCGACGGCCTCGAGGACCGCCTCTCTACTCAGAACCATGTATCCGTCCTCCTTCGGGCCGCACAGGCGGCCATCGGTCGTCACCAGGACGTCCAGGATCGACGCACGACACACGGGCGACTGACCGCTCGCCGGCGATGCCTGGGTCGATCTGGGACGTCCACGTGACGTTTCTATCAGGTAGCGTCGGTCACGCCGGGGTTCAGGATCTTCGCGGTCAGGTTCGCCGCGAGGAGCCCGTCCCGCTCGCCGCCCCGCTCGAGCTTCGTGAGCAGCGCGGGGAAGGTGACCTTGAACGTCGTCGCGAGAGCGTGCGTCATCAGGAAGTCGCACGGCAGCCCGGCGTCGTACAGGGTCTTGAGCAGGACGTGCGACGCGTTCGCAGGATCGTAGGTCACCGTGAGCTCGACCTCGGCGCCGTCCTGTTGACCGACGACGTAATCCTTGAACGCGTCGCCGTAGGCGCTCGCGTCGATCAAGTCGCGCGCCGAGCCCGCCGGCCCGATGGCGTTCGTCTGCCCGACGGTCAGGGCCTTGAAGAACGTGCCGGTCCCGGTCATGTCGGAGGTGACGTCGATGGCCGCACCGCCGCTGGTCAGCGACAACTTGAACGCGGTCGTCGTCAGGCCCGTCGCGAGAACGAAGTACTCCTTGTTCAACGTCAGGCCCGCGGCGCCGCCGCCGACCGACGTGACGAACACCTTGTCGTCGGCCGACAGGCCGTGGATCGCGGTCGCGGTGAACAGGTCCGTCGTCGCGATGATGGAGCTGAGGAACTGGTGTGCACCGACCTTGAGGACAAGGTCGCGCGCTGCGTACTTGGTCATGCCGTCTCCTTATCCGGTGATGCTGCCAATGATCTTGAGCGTCGCCGTCAGGGTCAGCAAGCCATCGCGCTCGCCGCCGCGCTCGAACTTCGTCACCATCGCGTTGAACGCCATGGACATCGACGACGCGGCGTGCAAGATCGTGAACGCCGTCGAGGTACCGGCGTCGTACGCGGTCTTCATCGCGATGTGCTGCGTGTTGGCCGGGTCATAGCTGACCCCGACCTCGATCTCACTCCCGTCGGTCTGACCGACGACGTAATCCTTGAACGCGTCGCCGTAGCACGAGGCGTCGATGAGGTCACGGCTCGAGCCGGCCGGCCCGAGAGACGTCACCTGTCCAACAACGTTCGCGCCGATCTTCAGCTGAACGTCGCGGCTTGCGAACTTGGCCATGTTTCACTCCTTCAGTCGGTGACCGTGAAGATCACTCGAGCGGTTGCTTCCGTCCAGGACAGCGTGCGGTTGCGCTCCGCGCTGCGTGCGGTCGTGTCGAACGTCGCCGGCACGAAGTCGATCACGTCCGCGACGATGGTCGTACGCGTCGCGAGCACGGCCTTGAGCGCGTCCGCCGCGATGCGCTGCGCATCCTTGCCGCCCTGCTCGACGTCATCGTTCTTGACGAGCGCGGCGAGGCTGATGTCCAGCGTCCACGTCTGGGAGTCGTACTCCGCCCGCTCGCACAGCGCGGTCTGCGGCACGATCCAGACGGCGGGCAACGTCGGCATCGGTCGCGCACGCATGCCGCGGACGATGGTCTTGACGTCGCTCAGGGTGCCGCCTGCGGTCTCGTCCTCAAGCGCGGCCTGCACGCTGTCGAGGATCGCGACAACGCTGTCGCTCAGGTTCATATCCGGATCGCCCTCTCTATGATCGTGTGCATGTGGCTGCGCGTCTTCTCGATGGCGCGCTCGTCGAACGGATTGGCCGAGAGGCCCTCAACGAAGTCCGCGTAAACCTCATCGTCGCCGACGAAGAAGTGCAGCTTGCTCGCGCGCGCGGGCCCGTGCGCCTGCGTACCGTGCGCGACGAACGCCGCCCACCACACCGGTGCCTCGACGTGCCGCGCGCCGGCCATGCCGGTGACGTCCCAGTCCTCGCCGAGCTGCGGACTGATCTGTCCGCCCTCTTCCGCCGCCTCGTGCGCGAGGTCCGTCGCGACGAGCGTCGTCACGAGCTCCAGCCGCTCGACCGCGCGCTTCATGTCCGCGACGAACGCGTCAGACTCGACGGTGACCGTGAAGCCCGTGCGGCCCGCCATCAGAACACGGTGTCGGTATCGAGGTCGGCCGCGGTGAACGTGTCCTGGAGCGGCGCGAGGAAGTCGTCGGAGACCTCGACCGACGTCGCACCCGAACCCAGAGCGTACAGCTGCAGCCGCTCCTTCGCGTCCTTCGATAGCGTCACGCTCGAGACCGTGCGCACGGCGAAGTCGTCGATACGCACGACCGGCGTCTGCCGCGTCTGGACCATGACGCGGAGCGCGTCGGCGCAGACGTCGCGCGCGATGCCGTTGAGCCCCGCGGGGATCGTCGTCGCGAGGTACGACTGATGCATGACCTTATCCATCAGGTCGGTCGCCTCGAGCAGCAGGCTCTCGATGAACGCGTCGAGCGCCGCGTCCGAGTCGAGCGCGAGGTCGTCAGGCCCGATGCCGGTCGCGGTACGAACCGCGGCGGCCGTGCTGTAGAACGTCGTCACGTGGCCTCCTCGCCAAGATGTAGGGCCGCCTGTTTACGGAGAACCGGGCGGCGCGGCCGGACCGGTAGGGTCCGCTGTCCGTGGGTCCGAGGGACCGGGCCTTGTGAGCCCGGACCCTCGAGCCGCAGATCCGTCACCGGCGGGTTACGCCTGCGACGTGATCTTGACTGCACGCACGAACTGCGCGGCACCGTTCTTCTGGAACTTCCAGGTGCCCGCGAAGTCGGACGTGATGTCGATGGGCGTTCCGCCCGGCGTCAGCGCGACCTTGAAGTCGTTCGCGTTGATCGTGACCGGATAGAGCCCCGTTCCCAGCGCGGCGGGAATGCCCGCGCCGCCGGTGCCGCGCACCGGGAACGTGATGACGTCGCCGGCCACGAGGCCGTGCGAGGTCAACGCGATCACGTCGGTGGTTGCGGTTCCGGAGGTGACGGTCGTCTGCGCGCCGAGCGCGCCTTCGGCCGGCTGGAACATGCCCAGCGCGTCGTAGTACCCCTCGTCCGTCACGACGTTCGTGCCGACCCACGCGTCAAGCGCGAGGATATCGACGATAGCGGCGGAGTCCAGCACGCGGACCACGCGGAGCGCGTTCCCGTTGCTGTTCATCGACGCCCCGAACGGCGCACCGGCCGGGACCAGCGGAGCCCGCTGCGACATCACGAACGCCGACTTGTGGAAGGCGTACGCGGTCGAGGGGTCGATGGCCGAGCAGGTCACGACGTCGAACCCGCCAACGCGACCGATGGTGGCGTCACGCATGGCCGATCCGCCCGCGCCCATGTAGTCGGCGCGGATGAACTTGTCGTCGCCCAGCATCTCAGCTTCGAGAGCGGAGCCGACGACGAGGACGCGGTTGTTGTTCGGGACGTGCGCGTCGTTCAGCTTGCGCCGCGCGGCGAGCACGAGGTCCTTGTACGGAATCGCGTCCGAGATGTCGTGGACCACCGTGTTGGCGTACGTCGCGCCGACGATGGTCGCGGCGATGACGTCTTCCAACTTCAGCGCGATCCCCGCCACGGCCGGGTTCAAGACCTGGCCTGCGAAGTTCGTGAGGTCCAACGACAGGGCCTCGTCTGTGATGATGAGGTCCTTGTACACGTCGGTCGTCAGCGTGACGTCGACCTTGCGCTCGGTCAGATCGTCGCGCACACGCGTGGTGCCTGCGCGCAGCGTCCGGGAGCGGGCGGTCATGTACGCCGGGACCCTGATGCTGATGGTGTCGTTCAGCGCACCGGCGAAGTCGCCGGCGGCGTCACGCCACACCAGGTTCGGCAGAACCGTCTCGCGCTGAAGCAGGGCGAGCCCCGCCTCAACGATTCGGTTTGCCTTGAGTACCGAAACAGCCACTTACTCTTCCCTTCGGATGGGAGGTCTCAACGCGGAACTGCCTTGAGCACCTCTTCGATGCTCTGCTCGGGAGCGGCGTCCTCGTCGGACGCGCCGCCGCGCAGCTTCTCCCTCGGCTTGCCGCCGGTGTCGCTTGCCCCATCCGTGTCGGGCGCGGGCTTGAAACTCTCGAGGAGGTCGTCCGCGTCGGACTCCATCTCCTCGACGGTCGAGCCGGTGATCCGCTTCGCTTGCGCGGACGTCAGGCCCTTGGCAGCCGCGACCTCGGCCCGCATGGCGCGGACTTCGATGGCGGCGTTCTGCTTCTCCAGCTCGGCGAGGCGCTGCGTTGTCCGCTCGCCTTCCGAGCGCTGATCGCTCGTTGCGGCTTCCAGCTTGATGAGCTTGGCAGCGTTCTCTTTCGCTTGCGCTTCGTGCTTCCGGCTCATCGCCTTCCACTTCTCGGCATCCTCGGTCGCGGTCTCGAGGGCTTTCTCGAGCTCTGCGATCCGCTCCTCGGGTGTCGGCTTGGTGTCGTCCTCGGCCATGTCGGCTACTCCAATCTGCGCCGTGTCGGCGCGGTCTACTTCTCCGGCGTCTTGCCGGACTTCGGTGGCGGCGTTACCTTCAGCAGCGCCGCGTCGACCTTGAACCGTTCGACGTGCGGCGCGCGGGCGGCGCGCTTCGAGGTGCGCTTCCTCACGGCAGCATCTCCAACGTCAAGTGGTGGGTATCTTCGTTGATCCCCTTGATGCGGAACCGCGTGCCGCGCCCGAAGAGGATCTCGTTCTGCTTGCCGTACGTCGCGCTCGCTTCGTACAGGTCCTCGGTGATGTACAGCCCGTTCACGCCGGCCGGCACGTCGATGTCCATCGTCCAGCCCCAGCCCTGCTCGGCGAACTCCGTGGACATGTCCACGTTGAGCGTCGTCGAAACGTAGCCCGGGTCCGTGATCACCGCGTCGGCTACCCAATCCTTCGGCAGCGTCTCGCGCGAGATACCGCGGAAGACCGTCAGGTTCTCCGGAACCTGGCTCGTCGTGATCGCCTCGTCGAGGACGAAGGAGTCGCCGAGGATCCCGCCCGTCAGTTCCTTGCCGGCGCGCAGTGCGTTGTTGTAGAGTAGGAAGTCGCCGTCCGACGTGTAGCCGCGGACGACGTTCGCCATATCATCGGTGAGGTCGTCGCTGAACCGCTCCGTCGCCCACGTGTCGATCTGATCCATGGTCATCCGGAACGCTGGCTCCGCGGCGCACTGACAGCCGTCGTGCGCGGGGAACTCCTCGGACGGGTGCAGGCCCTCGGCCGCGAGGCCCTCGCAGAAGTCGCACGTCCCGGTCGTCCGCCGACGATAGCCGTACGCGGCGTTGTCCTCGGCGGCGGCCACGGCGACCGCGAAGCGCGCGCCGTTCGCGACGTGCCGCGTGGCCGCGCGGGCGACGCGTACGAACGCGTGCGCGCGCGCCTGCTCGGTCGTCATGCCCTGACCGATGGCGATATAGGTCCCGGCGAGGCCGCACGCCCCGAGCGAAGTCTCTATCTCCTCGAGCGGCGGCGGCGGTGGCAGCGTCTGCTGCGGCGCGTGGCCAAGCATCTTCACACGGAGCGCCCGGTAGTACGCGATCCCGGCGTCGCCCGCGTCGCGCGCCTGTCGCTCGATGAGCGCAGCGGCCGGCAGCGCGAACCGCGGGAACGTCGTCGGATCACCGGTGAACTCCCGCCACATGATGCGAAGCGCGGCGAGCAGCGCGGCGTTACGCTGTCGCTGCTGCCGGTGGAATCGGACCGTTAGCTCGTCCGCCATCGGTCGCTCCCTGTGCGCTCAGCGTCGCGGCGAGTTGCGACATCGGGTCGACAGCCTTCTCCTCGTCGGCCATCGCGATCCATCGCGCGATGTCGTCCTGCGTGACGCCGGGGATCTTCTCCCACAGCGCGCGCTTCGGAACGCCGAGCTGCGCGGCCAACTTGCCGAGCGCGTCGGCGACGCTCGAGAGCGCGCGCGCCTCGGTATCGCGCCAACGGACGGCGGCCGTCGGGTCGGTCATCTGCAACTGAATGTCGGCGGCCAGCTCGAGCACCTGCTCCCAGCCCTCGCCGAACGACGTCTGTCGTTCGGTGACCTTGCGCTGGTGGTTGGCCTCCGCGGCGGCGAGCGCCTCGGCGGACAGGTTGACGAGCTGCCCAAGCAGTTCGTGCGCGGGCGTCTGGCTGATCGTCGCGAGGTGGCGGAGCGATGCCTCGCGTGAGTTGATGTACCCGCTGAGGTCCGTCTGCGAGAACTCGCCGACCTTGACCTCGGCGTCCTCGAACGTCCAGAGCTTCTTGGCGGATGCGGTCAGCGCGGCCGCCTCGTCCGGCGCCGTCCATCCGAGGATGTAGCGCTGGCGGAACGCGGCATAGTGCTGCGCGACCTGGAGCCCGAACGTCGTGACGTTGATCTGATCCTGGAGCGGGATGAGCGGCTCGACCTCGCCCTCGATGATGCCGTCGTCGTTGATATTCGAGACGAAGCGTACGACCGGGCAATGCCCGATGTCGTGCCCCTGCACGTCGATGATCGACAGCTCGTCCTTCTCGCTCTGCTCGACCCACCACGTGTTCATCGCGTCGTACACGCGGAAGAGCGTGGTATTCTTCTTGGCCGAGCGGCGCTGCTCGAGCGCGAGCTCCGGCCAATCGTCGTCGTCGCCGTAGACCGCGGTCATCTTGCGCGGGCTCGCGCCGCGGATCACGGGGACCGGCGTACCCGGGAGGACCGTCACGTAGGACACACCGTACGACAGCGCCGAGCGGTGCACGCCGATCTGGCGCGCGTCCATCTTGTTCCGCTGCCAGACGTCCCACGCCGGCTCCTCGTCGCTCGAGTCGCGCGCGCGGAACCCGTCCACGTACATGACCTGAGTCGTCGCGCTCACCACGAACTTGAGCATATTGACGCGCGACAGCTCGGCGAGCCGCTTGACCTCGGGCGACACGCTCGACTTCAGCCACCGTAGCGGCCCGTTCGTCAGGTTTCCCGTGAGGCCGACGGCGCTTGCCTCGGCGTCAGGATCGCGGAGGTAGAGGTAGATCCGCTCGAGCCGAGAGCTTTCGCCGCGCCGCCACTCCAGCAGATCACGGACCGCGCCCGGAACCTGGCTGATGTCCAGCGTCGTTGTCACTTGTGTCGCTCCTGTCAGTAGAAGGCGGCCGTACCCTGCGCGACGCGTCGCTGCTTGGACTTCGGCAGCGTCTGGTAGTCGTACCACGCGAGCCGGCTCAGGACGGCGGCCGCGAGCAGGTCGACCTTGCGCAGCGACTCGCGCGTCTCCTTGCCGAAGCCGGTGCCGTTCCGGTTGATGCGGCGACGCGCGTTGAGCGCGTGCGCCTCGAGGCGCAGATCGCCGTCGTACTTGAACACCTTGTCGATGACCGCCTCGTGGAACCGCTCGGCCGCGTGAGTGAACTCCCGACCGCGGGCTCGCATGTCCCACGCAATAGGCTTCCGCGCGTTCGCGCCGATGCACAGCCCGGACTTCCGGTCGATCACGCCGAACTCATCCGTCCAGCGGTCGATGTACGACTCCCACGGGTGCTCGTCGGCGTAGAACGCAACGACGTCGTAG